GAGCATTCTTTCCTCATTTCTTTCTGCTCCTCAAAAGCTTTCTGTTTATTCTGATCTTGAACCTCAAAGTGTTCTTCTCTTTGCTCAGCCATTATTTATCCTCCATTTCTTCTATTTCATCTACTGATAAAGCATCTTCATTATAAGGATCATAAGCATCCCAATTATTTATATCTTTTTTTAAAGCAATCTTTTCAGCTTCATCTTGGTTTTTTGCTTTGACCTCTATTTCATATTGTGCAGTTTGTGTCTGACTTGCTACAACTTTATATTTTTTCATTATCCCTCCTTATTAAGTTTATTTATTAGATCCTCTGGCAGTTCAATTATATCCTCTTGAACGACCTCCTCTGTTTGTCTTATAGGTTTAGATACTTTAGGCATTAAACCTAATTCACCAAAACCAATAAAGGAAAACATCTTACGACCTTTAAAGGTTTTGCTAAATATCTTATATATGTCTATGTCTTTAGCTTTCATAATTAATCCTTTTCATATTGTCTTATTAAATCAATTAATGATTGATCTATAACTTTGTCAAAAGATGTTAATAATTTTTCGTCAAAACATCTACCACTTGAACCAGGTTCAAAACATACTACATCTTCTTCTTCATAGTGTTTTTTAGCTTCTTCATAATGTTTAGAATAACTAGAATCATGTCCAGCATACTCTACATCGTATTCATTTGGTTTAATTGTGTTTTCAATCCAATCACTTAAACCATCTTCGGTAGATCCAGCTTGTACTTCCATTTGCCATATTTCCTTATAATAGTCTTCATAGTATTCATCAGTATTTCTTTGATCTAATTCATTTTGTGTTAATGGTCTTAAACTAAAACCAGTTGCACCTTTCATTCCATCTTTATAATTAAAGACATCATTTAAAAAATAAATTTCTCCATCTTTAATTCCAACTGGTTTATTATGTATAAAAGACTCTCTATTACATTCAGAGTCATATTTTAATTGTGCTTGTGTCATCTTCTCTCCTTTTGTTGATTCGTTAAACATACAATATTTATATACATTTTGTTCTATTAAGCAAGTATAGAAACCCTAGAGTGTAAATTAATTTATGTTCGCTAAATGTTCTGATTGATTGTAAAATGATTAAGTATAAAACACTTACCCATAAGGAAAGATTTATGACTACTAAAGGGTTTACCATGATCCCAAATCAACTAATAGTTGATGAAGGGTTGAGCAAGGAGGCAAAAGCATTATTTGTCTATTTAAGGTATTTATCGCCAAAATTTAGGGTGTTGAGAAATGCCACATTAATGACAAAATTGGACATGTGTTTATCTACACTACAAAGAGCCAAAAATGAGCTTATTAAGAAAGAATACTTAATTATCCACAGAAAGACCTCTGCTAATAAGTATGAGTTAAGACTACCTAAAATACAAGCACCTGACTACTTATTAAACAAGCAGGGGGGTAAGTATAATTTACTTAGTATTAAGAGTAACAAGACTAACCTTAACAATACTATATCTTATAAGAAGGGGTTTAAAGGTTTTAAGAAATGAATGAAGAACCTTATTACTATAATAATGAACCCCTTCAGTTAAGCTATAGGAACACCTACTCCCCCCCTGAAAAAATTGAAATAGTTTTAAAGATACAACAAGATTATGAGTCTGGAATGCTGTCTGTGGATCAGATGCGTTGGATTGTATTTAATTGTCGTTATGGTGCTTTCACTGTACAACGAATAATAGATAAATTGATGTTTGATGGAAAACTTAAACAAAATCCCATAACCCTTGACAAGCGAACATTTAGTAAAAAACCTAGTCCTTTTGACTTGTAAAACTACTATATGTTGTGGTATAATTATCACACATTTAAGCTCCCTCTTTAGTTGCTTAAATTATTAGGTTATAACTAGAGTCTGTTAGTTCTTTCACTTCTTTCCTTTCTATAACTAGCAGACTCACTTATTAGAATGATTATAAACTATGGCAAGACAGAAAAAACTTACAACAAAATTAGCTCAAAAGATCCTGGATTATTTTGCAGATGGCTACACAATCAGAGAAGTCTTTTTAAAAGATGATGTTGATATTACTTGGTCTAATTTTAGAAACTATTTAATTGCAGATGACTCATTGATGTTAAGGTATCAAAAATCAAAAGAATTAGCAGTAGATTTAAAATTATCAGAGCTAGAAGATAAAAGAAAAATATTAGAAGATAAGATTGAAAGAGGTGACCTGGATGGTAAAGCCGGTCAGAACCTGGTTAATCTTTATAAAATAATTACAGCTTCTGCACAATGGAATGCTAGTAAGATTGCATCTAAAAGGTATGGTAAAGCTGCAGAATTAACTATTAAAGGTGATGATAAACAACCTTTAAACATTAGTTGGAGCAAATAAATAGGTAATAAATGTTTACTAATTGTTTAATAAGTATTGATTTTATTGGAGTTGTGGCAAAACAAACACACATAAAATTAGTTTATTACACATGATATTGTGGCAAAAATGCAACAATGTTGCTTGGTTGCAACAATAATTGGTTGATTTCTGATAACGATCAATTATCGGAAACTTTATTAAGGGTAATCTTTTATTATCATTATGAATGTGATGGTTGTAATTGCTTAAATTATAAGAACATAATGCGAACATGGGGGGTTTTTAATTAGGGGTTGCCTGATTTTACTTGTGTCGCTAAATTAAAATTAATGTATGGTACACACAAATGGATGATAGATTTCTTAAAACAATAATCTTCATAATGAAGGATAAAAAAACAAAAAAACCAATAGTGATTACACACTTTCAGGGTTTTCAAGATGATGATGAAGCTGCTGACTTTTCTGACTTCTTAAAAACACAATTTGTTTTACCAACAGATTATCCTGATGATGATGTAACAATTCACTAGGGGGGTTTTGTTATAATATGAAACAAATTGTTATTCCTTACAAACCAAGAGAAATACAAAATTTTTTGCATAAAAAATGCGACATGAACCGATTTAATGTTGTCATAGTTCACAGGAGAGGTGGTAAAACAGTTTTTGCAATAAACCATTTAATCAAAGCTGCTTTAATGAATACAAAACCTTATCCAAGATATGCCTTTATTTCGCCATTTAGATTACAAGGTAAATCAACTGCATGGGATTATCTCAAACAATTCTCTGCTGCCATACCAGGAACAAAATTCAATGAGTCTGAATTAAGGGTAGATTTTTCTGTAAACAATAGTCGTATTCAAATTATTGGGGGTGAGAATAGTGCTGCAATCAGAGGACAGTATTTTGATGGAATAGTTTGCGATGAAACACAAAACCTTTCGCCAGACCTCTTTGATACCATCTTAAGACCAGCTCTTTCTGACCGACATGGTTTTGCCATATTTATTGGAACACCGATGGGAAGAAACTGGTTCTTTGATTTACATGAAAAAGCCAAACATACCAAAGGGTGGTTTACCAAAGTGTTCAAAGCTAGTGAAACCAAGATTATAGATCAAGAAGAATTAAGAGCTGCGAAAGAAACGATGTCGCCAGAGAGTTATGCTCAAGAGTTTGAGTGTTCATTTCAAGCAGGAATATCAGGATCTTATTTTGGTAAAATTATGGAGGAGCTAGATCAAAAAGGTAATATTAAAAATTTTGAAATAGATGAGGATTTAGAAGTTGAAACCTGGTGGGATCTAGGAATGAACGATAGTACAGTTATTACATTTGCTCAAAGACATGGTAGTGAGATTAGAATAATTGATTGCTATGAAAATTCAGGTGAGGGATTAGAGCATTATCTAAATGTAATTGATAACAAAGATTATAATTATTCAAAGCATATTGCACCCCATGATATTAGAGTTAGAGAGATTGGCACAAATAAATCTAGGTGGGAAACAGCAAAGGAACTAGGTTTAGAGTTTGACATAGCTCCAAAATTAAGTATTGAAGATGGTATTGAGCAAGTAAGGAGAATGTTGCCGAATTGTTATTTTCATAAAAACAATTGCAAAAAGCTCATAGAAGCATTAAAGTCCTATTGCAAACGATGGGATGAAAAAAATAATTGTTTTAGGAATAAACCCCTACACAATTGGTCATCACACTTTTGTGATAGCATACGATATGGAGCAATCGTAGAGCCAGTTACCAGAAGTGATTGGTCTAAACCGATAAGTGTAGATACGAATTATATAGTTTAATATGGCAAAAAAAATCATAGAATTATCAGACCCAAAATTACGAAATTTATTATCAAACCAAATTAATAATGCTTTAGGATATTTAGGTGGTCATTTATCTCAAAGTAGAAGAAAATCTTTAGAATATTATTTAGGTGATAAACTTGGCACAGAAATAGATGGTCGTAGCCAAGTAGTGTCAACTGATGTTTCTGATACTGTAGAAAGTATCTTACCTAATCTATTAAGAGTTTTTACAGCTAGTGATAATGTAGTTCGTTGCGATCCTGTAACAGCCGAAGATGTACCACTTGCCGAACAAGCATCTGCTTATTTAAATCATGTTTTTTACAAAGAGAATAATGGCTTTCAATTATTATATAATTTTTTCAAAGACGCATTGATTGAAAAAAATGGTTTTTTAAAAATTTATTATGATGAGTCTGAAACAGTAGAGCATGAAACTTATAAAAATTTAACCAAAGCAGAAAAGGATGCACTTAATGATACTAAAGATGATATTGAAGAAGTTGAAGAAGAAGTGTTTGAAGATGAGTCTGCCAAAGAGGATTATGAAAAATTAATTGAACAGTACGAAGCTAGAGGTATAGATGTATCTCAAGTTCAGAAACCAGATTTTACATTATACAATTGCAAAATTAAAAGAACTAAAAAAGCAGGTAAGGTAAAAATTGAAAGTGTACCACCTGAAGAATTTTTAATTAGCAGAAATGCAAAGTCTATTGAAGAAGCTGATTTTGTTTCTCATAAAGTTTTGATGTCAAGATCCGATTTGGTGGCTATGGGTTATGATGAAGAAGAAGTAAATTCATTACCAAAATCAGACGAAGATATTTTTAACACTGAAGAAATAGTAAGATCAAGAAATATTGACGAATACAATGTTGATACTGCAACAGATAAATCTACAGAAAAAGTTTTAGTTTATGAATCTTATGTCAGATATGACTTTGATGAAGATGGTGTAGCAGAGCTGCGAAAAATTATTTCTGCTGGAGATAGTGGTTACATGGTTTTAGAAAATATGCCTTGTGATAATATTCCATTTGTAACAATCACACCTATTCCAATGCCACACAGATTTTATGGTAGATCAATTTCAGAATTAGTTGAAGACATACAATTGATGAAATCAACTGTTATGAGGCAATTGTTAGATAATATGTATTTAACAAATAATAATAGAGTTGCCATAATGGATGGAATGGTCAACATGGATGACCTATTAACAACTAGACCTGGTGGTGTGGTTAGAACTAAACAACCACCGAATCAAGTCATGCAACCTTTACAAGCTCAACCAATATCTAATCAAGCATTTCCTATGCTTAACTATTTAGATACAGTTAGAGAAGCTAGAACTGGTATTACAAAGTCTGCACAAGGATTAGATGCAGATACATTAAATTCTAAAACTGCAACTGGTGTCAACGCATTGATGACACAAACACAAATGCGATCAGAATTGATTGCCAGAATTTTTGCCGAAACAGGAGTTAAAGATTTATTTAGAAAAATATTTGAACTGATGATTAAATATCAGGACAAAGAAAAAATTGTTATGTTAAATAATCAGTATGTTCCAGTTAGACCTACTGAATGGAAAGATAAATTTAATATTAATA